GGACATTGCAATGGCGATGGCTTGCTTTTGTGGCTTGCCTTCGCTCATCAGCGTCCTAATGTTTCGACTGACTTTCTTTTTCGATTTGCCGGAATAAAGGGGCATAATGATTATCCTAGTGTGTTTTTTGTGCGATCTATAAGTTGACCTCTGGTTTCATATTCACCGGGGCCGGGGCCAAGTGAGCGAGCGCTATCAATCAATGACTCCCTGCCCCTGCCGCCGCCGCGAGATCTTAGTTGTGATGCCGCCAACTGTTGAGCGCGAGTTACACCTATTGTCTCTGGTGGTTCCACTGGTGGTGGTGGTGGTGCTTTCTTTTTGCCGCCGCCAAATAAACTGCCCATATTACGCTCCTAAAGTATCTTGAACGCCAGTTTGCGGCGTTTCTCGATCCATTGACAACAACAAGCGCTGGCCGCCTACGCGACGCGCTCTTAACCTCGCGGCAATCGCCGCCGCCTTCTGAGCCTCTTCAGCTTCAAGACGTTCCTCTTGCCGCTTCTGCGCCTCAATCAGTTTCGGATCTGGCGCTGGCGGTTTTGGTGCTTTCAAAAAAGACATCAGCATACCTCGCTAACATTTCGTGATCATCGCCATTTGGGCCATAACCAACTAATAAACCTTCACGCCGGAATTTTAACGCATTTGCATACCTTATGGCAAGCCCATCATTTACATTAACAGTTATCTGTAGTCTATGCAATTTTAGATCTGACATCGCTATGTCGAAATAACGCATTGCGCCGCGTAACATTTTGACCGCATGACCCTCAACTACCGAGGTGGTCAGCATCCACGCCTCACCTACGCCCGGCCACAAACTACAGATCCCAAAGAAACACGCCATCCTGCCGCGATACATTGCTGTCCACGAATGCGGCTCATTGGCGTACATCTTTAACACATCAACAAAGTTTGGGATTTGCTTAAAGCATTGGCTTGAGTGATGCCTCAGCTTGACGTTCATCGGGTGCGCCCAATGAAATTTAACAAATCTTACATCTGACCCATTGACTATTTCGCGCATCAGATTATGTTAATCACTATGGATTCCTCCCCAACTGCCCCGGCACTAGCCGGGGATTTTTTTTGCGGTTGTAAACCTTAGCAGACGGCACCACTCTCTTGCGATACTTACCCTGACGCAGATCTCGCGCAATAGGATTACAGCTCTTCGATCTCGGTATCTTCGACATCGCCGATCTCCAGCACCTCATAGTCGCCATCATTCAAAGCTATCAGTGCCAGCTCTTCGGCTTGCTCTTCAGTGTCAGCCTTAACAACAACGCCGAGCTTTACTGTCACATCAAAGATAACGCTAAACTCACCCTCTTGCCTGATGAGCGATCCATTGAAATTAAATGATGCCATAATAATCTCCCTCTAAAAAACATCAAAATCCATATTCGCCACAGCTTGCTTAAACTGCGACTTGCCCAAATAATTCTTAGTCATAGCACGATGTTCGCCGCCGCCCAACATTAAATATCCATACGCATCACCAACGTGCGAATGCTCATTTTTGTTCGGCGCATCCCTAAACCGTTCTTGACCGCCGCCCATAGCGACACGCTTAAAGTGATAACCGCCAGCCAAAGACTTACGCACCTTATGACAATTTTTCGCCACAATTAATCCTGGCTTACCGTCAATCAACCTATTCATCGGCATCGCGCCAGCTTCACGCCGCACCATAAAATCATTCGATGCGGTCGGTTGCGCCCTTAGCCCCAACGTCCTCAGATGCTCAAACGCCGTCACCTCGAAGATCTCATCCCTCTTAGCGCCAGCCGGATCACCCCAGATCATCACATCATTCTTAGGAAAATGCGTCTGGATGTCAGCCATCAAGTGATGACAGAACCGCTCTAGCCCCATATCAAACGCCACCAGCTCATGCACGACATTCCATCTTCCATTCGGCAGTTTCTGTCCAAATACCGCCGCTGGTGTCAAACCAAAGTCCAACCCAATATGGACAGGCAGGGTAGGCTCAATCTCAACGTCACCCGACATCAGGCTATCGCTAAACTCATGCCACACTGGCTTGCCGTCCTGCACATACACATACTGCGCCCCGGCATAACACTGTATCCAATCCAGCGTCTTCCCGGCCAACTGTTGTTCATAATAGCCCTTCGGCAGATTATTCACGTTCTCAGCCTTCGGATTATTCAGCCAATACTTGCCAGCCGCAAATATATTATCTTCGTGTTCCTTCGTACCCTCAATCACGCCGCCCGGCTGTTTGTAAAACTTCCAAGGGTACTTGCCACGAATAGGATTTTTCTCAGCTAGGTTGGGCCACCAGTGGTCACTATCCATCGGGTTGGTGGACATCCACACGCCGCGCCAAGGACAGCCGCCGTGTTTCTTAGTCGGGTAACGACCAACACGCGATGTCAACCCATCGACCACCGCTTTTGGCAACTCACGCGCTTCGTCAATAAAACCGCCAGTCAATTCCAACGACAACAGCTTACGCACATCACGCGGTTGATCCAGAGCCAGAAAGATCACCTCACAATCAAGCCCAGCCGCGCCATCACGCGGCGGTAGCTTGATGTGATGGGTGATCGGTGGCGACCAACGCATCTGACCCCAAGTGTTCTCCGGGAATATCTCTTGCCACGTCTTGATCGTAGTCGTCCTCAATTCCGGGTAGGAATTTCGTATCACCGCAAATCTGGTATACCTGATGCCATCTATAGGTGAAGGGGGTTGCTTGACAGCCCTCAGCATCACTTCCGCTAAGGAAGCAAATGTCTTGCCAGATCCGACTGGCCCCATCAATCCACGCACGAAGCTGTCGTCTTGCAAAAATTTCCATACGGTGGGACTTTCCGAAAAATCTAAGTTCAACCCGGTCAACGCCTCTGGCTTGACCTTCCCTCGCCGGGCTGACCGATCAGTCGCCCTCTCAGCTCTTGCCATCATCACCCTCCGGCGTAAACACTATTACCATCTCAGTCGTAATGCGCTCGCGTTCCAATTCCAACATCACGCCGCGACAATGACTACAAATAATTTGCTGGCTACCCTCATACACATAGCCTCGCGTATCTTTGCCGCAATCCTCGCATTCAATCGGCTCGGCAAAAAACCGCACAAACTTACGGTCATTCATATTAACTACGTTTGTCATTGCGCCTCGATAACCAAAACCGTTCCTTGCCCTTCGTGGTCTTGTTTATCCACGCCCAGCCCTTACGAAACTCCGATGCCTTCGGTATCTGCGGCACCGCCAGCAATGCCTCTAGCTTCGGATCAATCTTCTTCGCTTTGGTCATCCAATACCTCATAGGTTGTCGTCTTCGGCCCAGTCACATTAATCCCGATCATGCTAGGCCGCTGATCATCACTGTTCGGCTCAAGCAAGCCACGGTGCTTCGCCAAGAGACGCAACGCTGACAATTTATCGTGCATCTCTACCTCGATGCTATTGCCGTGCTGTGTAGGCGTCACCTTCACCTTCTTAATCCCACGCCGCGAGCGCTCAGACAATTTCTCCGATGGCGTCAGAAACACCTGACCCAAATCATCCCAATTCAATACATCAGTAATCACGCCAGACGCAATAGCCTCAAGCTCTTGCACGACCGCTTCGCGCTTATCAACGTCAGGGCTGGCTAATGCCGCCCTCTGTTGTCTAACTGTCATCGGTTTCCTGTCCATCAATACACTCCGATCCTATCGCGGCATACCCTGCTAAGTCAATCCAACTGTCCTGATGGTCTGGCGTCTCAACCAAACGTGCCAGCTTTACCGCCGCCATCGCCATAGCTACCTGATGCGCCTTCACCTCAGTGCCGAATATCACTGTCCACAGTACCGCAATTCTTTCGTGATTGATATAGACATCACCGTAGCTGTCTCCGCGATTGCCTACCGTGCGGATGGCGGTCATTAATAAATCGTTCTTGTTCATTCGTTTCTCCAATTTCTACCAAAATTTTGTGTGACACCCCCCCGATATAGTAGCGGGGCCGGGGGGGCAAAGGGTCGCCTTCCAGAATACAGGGTGGGTGGCCCTGCCCTGCCAGCCGTGCAAAACCAAACCACCGTTTGCCTCACTGCACGGCACCCATATACCGCGCAACATCGGCGAGCGATGGCACCCCTGCCCTACGT